GCCAAGAGCACCAACTTCACCTTCATAGCCGACATGGAAATCTGTAGTCGCTGTAGTGAAATTTTTTCCTGTGAATGATCCATTGTTCTCTACGTTGACATATACGCCAGCAAAAGCAGAAGGAACCGCAAGAGCACTTGCAGCAGCTACGCTAAGAAATGATTTAATCATCTTTAATAATCAATTATTAAGTTTGAATCTAGCATTAAATTAGTAGATATAAATACTTAGTTAGACACTTATTTAATTATCATCCTCTTTTAATGCTTGTATGACTAACACAATTAAGAAAGCAGTTAAATATGTCCAAGCAAAAGTATATGAAAATTCACTCATTGTCCAACCAGACTAGGAATTATGTTTACATCTAATCCAAGAAAAGGAGGTATTCTTCCAAGTAATCTAAATAAACCGTCTACAAAAGCAGCTAAACAAAAGAAACCAAGAATTGCACTAATAACTGTTGCAGTCTTGTTATGTTTGTCTATTGCAATTTCAATAGATCTATCAATTAACTTTTTAACGTCTTCTTTATCCATGTTTTTAAGTTGTCTGTATATTTATTGTATTAAAAGATTCCCAAAAGAAAAGCCTCCCGTTAAGAGAGGCTTATCAAGTTGTGTAAAATATTTAACCTACAGCTGGAGCAAGTAATGCTACAGATGTTGATTCAGAACTAGCTAAATCAAGTGGGAAGTTGTGAGCATTACGCTCATGCATTACTTCCATACCAAGGTTTGCTCTGTTAAGAA